GGACTGGCGGTCGATACGGCGGAATGGACCTATTGGAAGCGTCAGCTTCAGCGCGAGGCGGACTCCGCCGCGATCGCGGGTGCATTCGCGAAGGCCCAGGGAAAGGATGCCGTGGCGGCGGCTGGCACCGACCTTGGCCGCACGAGCGCCATAACTCTGTCGGGCCCCGCGGACATCAGCAGCGCCCCGACGGCGGGGGCATATGCCGGCAATGCGCAGGCGGTGCGCGTCAACATAGCCACCGCGCAGCGGCTGCCCTTTTCAGGCAGCTTCCTGTCGGTCGCACCAAGCATCGCGGCACATGCCACGGCTGCGGTCGTGTCGAATGGCGATTATTGCGCGCTCGCGCTGGGATCGACCTCCAGCGTCGGTATCACGATGCAAGGAAACGCGTCGCTGAACTTCGGCTGTGGTCTCGCAACCAATTCGCGCGCGGCCAATGCCGTGATTGCCGGCGGCAGCAGCAATATCAACGCAACCCCGGTTTCGGCAGTCGGCGGATTGACGGCGAGCAGCAATTATACGGGCAGCACCCAGCTGCTGCCCTATTCGCTGCCACAGCCCGATCCTTATGCAAGTCTGTCCGACCCATCTCCCAGCGGCTGCCAAAATCAGGTGACGGTCGCGCCGAACTCGACCCAGTCGTTGTCCCCCGGCTGCTACAGGGGGATCAATATCAAAGGGACGGCCACGCTCAGCCCCGGCGTCTACTATATCGACGGCAGCACCTTCTCGCTGGGGTCACAGGCGAACGTGGTCGGCAACGGCGTCACGATTGTGCTGACGAGCAGCAACGCCGCGACCAATCCCTCATCGATCGCCACGCTCGACATGAATGGCGGTGCGGCCGTGCAGCTCACCGCCTCGACCTCGGGCGCCTACGCAGGAATCCTGTTTTATCAGGACCGGCGCGCACAAGATTCGGGCTCGAACACCATCAACGGCAATGCAACCTCCAAGCTGCAGGGCGCTTTCTATTTTCCGTCCCAGGAACTCGACTTCACCGGTACCAGCGGCATGACGACCGATTGCCTGCAATTGGTCGCGCTGCGCCTCTCCTTCCTCGGCAACACCAACATCTCAAATCAATGCCCCGCGAGCAGCGGCGCGAGTTCCTTCAAGGGCGTGCAAGTGAGGCTGGTCGAATGAACCGGTTCCGACGGGCCCTGGCGGGCGTTGCATGGCGCGACGTGCGCGGCGCCAGCACGGTCGAGCTTGCGCTGGTCAGTCCGTTTCTGATGATCGTGCTGGCAGGATCGGTCGATTGCGCGCGCCTGGTCTCCACCAAACTACATTTGCAACAGGCTGCGGAGCGGACCGCCGAGATGGCCACGGCCGGAAGCGTCGCGAGCGCGGCCTTCACCTCGCTTCAGGCCGAGGCGGCGGCAGCGGCCAACGTCCCGGCCGCGCAGGTGACCATATCCTATTGGCTGGAGTGCGATGGGACGCGACAGAGCCTCTTCAGCGGCACTTGCACCAGCGGCCAGCAGGTCGGACGCTTCGCCTCCATCTCGATCGCGAGCAGCTATCAGCCCAGTTTCGCCTGGCTGCTGAAGTCGGTCGGGACGAATGGCAGCATTGCGCTGAACGGCACCGCGTCGGTGCGCGTCCAGTGAAAGTGTTGCGCGCCTGTACGCGGGGCAGCGCCGCAGCTGAATTCGCGCTGGCGGTGCCGGTGCTGGTGCTGTTCCTCGCGGGGATCGCGCAGCTGGGCGTGCTCTTTGCGGCCAATGCCGGATTGCAACAGGCGGTCGGCGAAGGTGCGCGATTGGCCACAATCTATCCGCGGCCCGACGACACGACGATCACGACGCGGATCCGCAAGATGTCGTTCGCGCTTAACGCGACCTATCTCGATGCGCCGACGCTCACGCACGGTGTGGCCAACGGGGTTCCTTATCTGGACATATCGCTGACCTATCACCCGCCGGTGAATTTCATTGTCTTCAGCGGCCCCCAGATCAGCATCACGCAATCGCGGCGCGCCTATATCAATTGAGCCGGGCCGGGAGGCCCGGCCGATCGTGCGCGGTCGGCGTTCCCTCCTACGATGTAAAATATCTAAGCCATTGATATGGAAAGATAAATATATGGTCGGGGAGAGAGGATTCGAACCTCCGGCCCCTGCCTCCCGAAGACGTATCTCCCCGCCGCACACGCTGTTTTTCCGTGGTTTTTGGCGCGTTTCGCCTATCGCCTGATGATCCCGTTTCCCGTTTCGTTCACGCAAGAGGTTCAAAAGCGAACCTTGGGGCACTGTCTATTGGCTTCGAGAGGGTGGCGCTATGAGCCGCCAGATCGCATCCCTCTACGTCGAAACGGACGGCTGCTACTTCGGTTTGCCCGGTGTTGATCCTTGGGACGAGACGCGAGACGCCCGCCTCTATGCAGGGCCGCATCCTGTTGTCGCACACCCGCCCTGCCAGCGGTGGGGAAAGCTGTGGGCCGGTCAGCCGCTCTTCATCAAGCGAACCGGCATCCGGAAGATCAAGGGCGACGATGGTGGATGCTTTGCCGCTGCCCTTGCCGCCGTCCGCCAATGGGGCGGCGTTATCGAGCATCCTTGGCAATCGCACGCATGGCCGCATTTCGGGCTGAATACCCCTCCGCGTGAGGGTGGCTGGGTCAGTGCCGACTATCTTGGAGCCGGCCAATATGGCTGGACCTGCTGCGTTGAGCAGGGCCGCTATGGGCACTACGCACGCAAGCCGACGCTTATTTATGCGGTTGGCGTCCAGCTGCCCGAGCTTGATTGGGGCATCGGGGAAAGTCGGCTTGATCCCGCGATCGTTGCGCGCATGGGGCTCAAACGGGCGAAGCGCCTTGGCGAGGTTGGCGGTCGCGGCGGCGGTACGGATTCGAGCCCACGCATAGGCACCCCTGACGCCTTCCGGGATTTGCTGATCGGCATGGCGCGGAGTGTCACAAACCATGGGTCTCAAACGGATGAGACCCAGAATATGGGGCATGCAAGCTACCTGTTCGGCTCCCCCACCCCCGCCCCCAAATCGTGCGGGGTGGGGAGGTGAGCGGGGACTGCAAAAACTGCGCCGGGTGCGGATGGGTTTGCGAGAATCACAGCGATCACCCGTGGGCTGGATTGGCCGACGTGGAAGGGTGCTGCGGAGGGGCCGGCGCACCGTGCGCTGAGTGCAATGATGACGCGCATATAACAGGATTCGAGGGCGGCGCGATCATCGCTTCCGTCGATCCAATCCCAGACGGACAGAGGATGCACTGATGGCCTTTACCTGCATACGCTGCACCGCCGACACGGATAACGACGACGATATCTGCGAGCGCTGTGTAGCGGAAACGCGCTCTTTAGGACCCGTCCCTTTGGATTTCGACGCGAACCGCTGCCAATGGTGCGGCGACACGGGCTTCGATCTGGAGGGCCTGGCGCATCATCTCTGGTCGAGGTGCGAAGTCGTCGAACGGCTTGCTCAAGAGAACATTGAATCCTGTCGCCGGTCTCATGAGCGGTGCCGCAAAATTGCCATGCGTCGCCTTGGGCTGACTGACGAGCCGCCTCCCCAGCCTAACCCCCAATAGCCATGTTTTCAGGAGAATTGATGTGAGCGAGGAACAGGATCTAGCCGAGCGCTGGGGCTTTCACTTGCGCGGCCTGATGCCCGGCGAGGAATATCCGTACGAGCATATTCGGGGCCATTACCGGGTGCCGATGTTCAACGCCGGCCTCCTTGAAACTGCCAGCGAGAGACCGCTTACCTTTCGGCTGACACAGCTTGGCATTGCCGTTCGTGACGTGCCCGCCCCTCCTAACCCCTAAGCCACCCGGTATAGTTTATTGGATATTTGGAAGGACGAGACGATGACTGAAGATCAGATCAAGCACATGACGCAACGCTTCCTGCAATGGAGGCTCCCGGCCAACTTCAACCCGGATTGCGGGATCAGCTACACTGTGCCGAACAGTGAGCCCTACATTGATGGCCGCATGGGGCCAGTCGGCACTAACCTATTCGACGCAGTGCAGGCCGAAGCGATGGTGCGGCATATGGTTGAGGGAGCGCCTCTGTCGAATAACGGCCCTGAACGAGAGGCCGCATTGGAAGAGGCCGCCCTGATGGCTGATAGATTTAACAAGCACCACGACGTTGCGCCGATGATCGCAGGCTGGATTCGGCACCTAAAGACCGATCCCGACGCTGGGAAAGGCGCTGTTGATGCCCAGCCATAACGCGCTGTCCGACCACCGCTCCAACCGCGCCTTTCTCGTGGAGCTTGAGCGATTAAAGGCGGCTGTGGATCAACCACCTATCCGTTAATGAGAGGGGATTGAGGATGGACATAGTAACAGGCGAAACGGTGATTTTCTTCCGGGAGGGCATGTTCTACCCGGTCCATCTTTCAGGGATTAAGCCCACCGCCGAGGAGGCGGCTGATCACGCCGAGCTTAATCCCGGCACGCTGCGGATCGAGGATCTGAAGGGCAACATTCTCTGGCCGGAAGGGAGTAAGCATTGATGACCGCTCTCTCTCTTCTGTCCCTTGGTGAGCGGGTGGAGAAGGCGATGGGGCCTGTTCGGGAGCTGGACTTCTTGATTGCCGAAGCGCTGTCCGAAAACAAGGATCACTGGGAAGGTTGCCGTCAGCGGCAAGTACGCTGGTTCGACATGTCGGACTGGAAAGCTGGCGATCCGATTCCGGTGACGTGGGAGTGGTCGCAGCCGCTTTACACCGCCAGCATCGACGCAGCCATGTCGTTGGTGCCGGATGGCCTGTCATTCGAGGTGCGCTCGTCGGGAATTGGTGACAAGGGGCAGGCAACAATATGGGACCCCATGACGCAACCGGGCCTGTCGAGTCACCGCCAGTGGAATGTAAAAGGCTGCCACTCGCCCGCCTTAGCTCTATGCGCAGCCGCTCTAAAAGCGCGGGCTTCTATGGTAGAGGGTGAAAAATGAGCGGACCTGTATTCTTGCACGGCTTCAAGGTGGTTGAAATGCCGATGCCCGATAATGTCCAGTTTGCGCTGGTGACACAAAAGCAGGCCGCCATCTGCGTGACCGGTGGAGAAATCCTCATGGCGGAGCGCATGGACTCCGATCATTGGTGGCCCCGCATCACAGCCGAGGAGGCTTAGGAATATGGACACCATGATTGAGAAGGTGGCGAGGGCCCTCTACTGCGAACGCATTGGCGACCCCGATTATGATTTTGAGGACGATCCGCGTGGCTGGTCCAGATCTATGCACATCGCCCAAGCCCGCGCTGCAATCGAGGCTATGCGCGAACCTACCGAGGCCATGGAGAACGCCGCGATCACCTATGGCGATAGTCCGATCCTTCTCACATACGAAGCAATGATCGACGCGGCATTGGAGGGATAGATATGGACTGGCAGCCGATCGACAGCGCGCCCAAAATCCACGCACGCGAGATACTCGCCACCACGGGAACGCGGTTTGCCGTCATATTCTGGCTGGATCCGTCGAGGGGGCTATACCGGGGCGACCACACCGAAGGCTGGTATATCTCAGACGGCAAGAACGACCCGATCTGGTATAGGGGGTGGCTCGATTTGACCCATTGGGCGCCACTTGATCTGCCTGGCGAGCACTCCAGCATCCCCATATACTCCACCACCGAAGGCCCCAAGGAAACGTTTCAGGGGAAGAGGGCCTAACCCGCCGCAAACGCACTCAGCCGCGCCGCCACAGCCGCAAGGTCAGCACTGATCGCGGCCAGGGTGTCGGTGTTCGTCGCAGCTGCAGGGTGGCTGCCGATCCAAGCCAGCATCGCATCCCATGCCGGCGTGCCGTACAGCTTCCAGAAGCCGTTCTCTCCGCGCTCGCCCTGGTCGGCATAGGGGCAGGCGAGCGTCATCCCCGCCGCCTCCATCACCTTAAGCACCGCGGTCATGACGTCGCCGGCGCGCGGATCGGTCGTAAGCTTGTCGAAGAACGCAATGTAGTCGGCCTTCGTGATCCCGGCATTGGCTTTGATCAGCGCGGAATCGGCGAAATATGGGATCGTGTAGAAACTCATCTGGCCTTCGTAGGCGACGAGTTTCAGGCCATGCGCCTTCGCGATCGCAGCGTGCGCCGGCAGGTTGGTCGATGCCAGCCAATCGACGCTGCTGACCTTGCCGTGCTGGACCTCATTGAACGCGGTGTCGAAGTCCTGCGCCTTGATGATCGCGACGTTGCGATCGAAGTCCGCCTTAGCCGCGCCGGCGCCCATCACCCCATGGATGTAGAAGGTGATGATCCAGAGCGAGAAGTCGGCATCGGCGCCGCCCGCCTTGGCGACGCCATTCCAAACGAGCGCCGCGCGATCCCAGCCGTTCGGGAAGCACCCGATTGCCATTTCGAAGTCGCGGCCAACCTTCCAGCCGAGCGACTGAAGCAGTTTGGACACCTGGGTAACGCGATAGCCGTACCAGCGATGTCCGTCCGATGCGGCGGGCTTTGCCGGTGGTTGCGATGGTCGATTGCCAGCGGGCGCAGAGTTCCACAGCGCAAGCGCCTGCTGATAGGCTGACTGCTCGCCATTGCCCCACAGCGCGTTTTCCTGCGCGATCGCATAGGTGTGGGCAGTGAATTGGGCGTTCCAGACTTCATTGCCAAATTCGACATAAGGCGGAACCCCGGCTTCGATCAGAGGCGCGATCCGCTTCGCGAACGACAGCACCGCGGCATCGTCCGATTTGACCGGGATGTTCACCCAGGGGCGGATGCCGGTCAGCTTCGCGAACTTGACGATGATATCGAGCGGCACGCCTTGCACGAACGCGCCCGGCCGCGTCGGATCGGGATCGACGTAGCCGTTGCCCATGTTCGAATTGGTCATCAGCCAATCCATCATGCGCGCGACGCGGAAGCCTTTCGAGCGGGGCAGCCACGTCGAAGAGAAGCAATAGGGATCGAGCTTCCACTGTTCGAGATCGGCCTTGGCGACGATGGCCCAGCGCGTTTCGCCGGGATCGGTCACGGTTGCCGAGAAATAGCCAGCGCCTTTCGCGGTGAACGGGGCGGACGCGACACCGAGCCCGGTTCCTGCCTTCGGGCTGAATCCGATGTGGCCGCCATTGTTCGCGCCTTGGTTGACATCGACGAACGACACCGCGCCCTTCAGCACTATGAATACATATTCGGTCGGCACGTCGCCGAGGAACACGTTCTGCTGATAGTGATCGGCCCCGACAGGCCAGCCGCCCGGTCCGATCGCGCCCGTGGCTCCAACCTTAGGCGCCACAACCATGCTGCCGCAAAGCACGATGTCTGCGAACTGGCTCTGCGAGTAATAGGTCGGGCGGGCGAAGTTGATGCCGAGGTCCATGGTCATATCATCTTCCCTTTCGCGACGTACGCCAGCCGCAGCATGACGAGGATCAGCAGGACGGTCGGGATGCCGAGCATGACGTCGACCAGGATCATTTCGGCTTCGGACAATCGACGGCGGTCGCGCCATTCGCCTGAGCCCAGCGACAGATGCGGCCGACCGTCAGCCAGCCACGCTCGCCCCAGCTTTCCACGTCCGCATTGTATGCGTCAGCCGCCTTGGGGTCGGTGACGATCGCGTCAGTGGGCACCGGTTTGGGTTCCACCTTGAGGTCGGCAGACGCCGGGAAGAGAGGCTTCACTTCGACCTGAGGCCCGCAGCCTGGCACAGCCAAAAGCAACGCGAGAGGCATCAGGCGCGGAATCAGGCGCTTGCTGGATAGCATCGATCAGATCCTTGTGTTGCGCGTCGACCAACACGGTGTCGGTCAGGCGCTCGTTCGCGGCGATTTCCTTGGCGTTGCCGTCCTTCTGGACAGTTGCGGTGTTGGCGAGCGCGCGGGCCGCGTCGTTGCGCGCACGTTCGGAATGGCGGCCGTCGCACTGGCCGAGCAGGAACGTGAGCGGCAGGGTGACGATCAACGCGACGATGATCTGCGGAAGCGCGGCCAGCCATGCCTGCGCGGATTTGAGGGCGAGCAGGATCGGCATCACATGCTCCCGAAGTTTCGAAGCCACCTGTAGGCGACCGCCCCGACCGCAGCGATGGCGGCCACGACGACGAGAGAGATAATCATGGCTGCTGCTCCACGGGAATTGCGGCATCGGGCGAATTCATAACTTTGACTGGCTGCGGCGTGTCGGTTGGGGTCGGGGCAGCCGCTGCGAGCTGATTGCCAAGGCGCTCCACCGACTTCCCCGTCGAAAGCTGGACCAGCGCGTTGAGGCAATCGCCCAGTTTGAGGATGCCGGCCGTGCCGATCGAGACCAGCACGTTTTCGGCCCAATTCGGCAGCGACCGCGGCGTCGTGAAGATGCCAAGGATGATCCCGCCGATGATGACGATCAGGCCGCCGGAGATGCCAAGCAGGACCATCTTGTCGGTCAGTTTTTCCGGCGCCGGCGTCATGCCGCGAACGCCTTCCAGAATTGCTCCGGATCGCCGGGCGTGTACCAGCGCGTCCGGTTGTCCCAGCCATGCTCGTATTTGCTCTTGACGGGCTTGGCCCGGATCACGTCCTCGTAATAGCGATCACGCAAGGCGGACCAGACGCCCGCCACGAACTCGATCGGCTGCCGCTCACAGAGCGCGGTGAAAAGCTTTGAGGTATTGCCGCCCGGAGTCAGAATGCCGTCCTGGATGGGCGCGTCCACCATATCCTGCAGACGCGCAACGCCGGTCGTGGGACCGGCGCCCCAGCCGAAGTCGAAGACCGAGGCCGTGACGATATTCCAGGGCAGAAGGTCGAGCCGGGGCCGCAGGAAATAGTTTTGCAGCGCGATATCAGCCGCCTCCGCGCGCGTCAGGTCGCGCATGACCTGCAACGTGATCGTTCCGACATCGACCTTGCGATAGGTGGCCAGCGCCTTGGGCGTGACGCCGTGCTGGCTGCCTACGAGCGATCCCACGCCAATCGCGGCGCCAGTCCAGTTTCCGGAATCGTCATGGTCGAGCGAATGGGTTCTGACCGGATCGTCGCAGTTTCCATCCTCCCAGCGGCGGATGAACGCGACGGCGAAATCGTGCGGGGTCATGCTGGATGCCCCTCATGGACTCGGGCCGAAATCTTGGCGGCGTGGAAGGCGGCCTTTTCCTGCGCTTCGGCCTCGCGCTGCCTGGCACGCATCTCCTTGATCATGCCGACGGCTTCCGAGACCTTGTCGGGCGACGTCTCGAGCAGCATCAGCAGCGCGTCGATGCATTGGTCGGAATTATTGAGGCGGTGCCGCATGATGGCGATCTGCGCTTCGTGGATGGCGCGTTCCTCGTCGAGCTTGCGCTCCAAGGTCTCGACTCTCTTCAACAGGTCCTTGCGCAGGTCGGAATCGGCGTCGACCTCAATCTCCTTGAGGCGCGGGCGCGACCGGATCCATGAAACCAGCGCGCCGCCAACGAGTAGGTTCAGCAGGCCGACAAGCGCGGTTGTCCATGTGAAGCCGTGCAGTGCCACGGGGATTGCATCGGCTTCGTTTGACATGAGGTGGCGCGTCTCCGGATGACGCTCGCCTTGCTATGTTTCCTACCGTCTGGCTGTTACCGCCGTCAGTCCTTGGCGGGCTTGGCCGGATGAAGCCGGGCATCCTCGTTCGCGATATGGATCAAGCCTTCATCGCTGACGCCGCCGTGCGACCAGCCCCTATGGTCGAGCGTCCAGACTCGGCCACCGTCTTTCGTGGGCTTGGGATCGCGCACCGTGCTGCCCACCTCCCCGAAATAGGCGCGCGCGGCCGGCACGTCCTGAACCGGATGATGCGGCTGCGGCGGCTTGATCCGGCCGCCCTGACGGAAGAAGGATGGCAGCTTGCTCATGGTGCTTCCCCTGCGAGGATTTGTGTCTGCCGCGCCGACGCGATCAGATTGACATCCACCAGATGCTGGATGCCAGCGATCACCACGGGATGCTGGAGGCTCAGACCGCCCGTGCAGGCCATCATCAGTTCCCAATAATAATCGAGCGTCACGTCGGTGGATCGGGCGGCCTTGATCGCGATCCACTCGGCAGGCGTGAACAGCAGCATGAAGGCCGCGATCGAGATAAGCACGGCGGGTGGAATCTTGAGTTCCCAGCCGTTCTTGGCCTGCGACCATTGGAGCCCGTCGGGGTCGTCCATGTTGGTCGCCGCGACCACCAGCCGCTGCCCCGGCTCGAGCGTGTCCGGATCGCCGGTGAAGTTGTCGTCCAGCATGGCGTTGTCGGCGCCGATCAGGCACAGCCGATGTGTATCGGTCATAGTCGTCATCCCGTCAGGATAAGGGCGGCATCATGCCAGAACCACGACATGGTCCCGCTGCCGGTGGTGGTGATCACGGCCTGGATCTGCACCGATGCGGTGATGCCGGAGAGGCCGGGCACCGAGACGGAGAAGTCGAAGAACACCTCCGAAGTGGCGTTATTCAGGCCGGACTGGATATTGGGCGTGGTCGTGTACCACGTGCCGTTGATCGAATAGTTGATCTGCACCGACACGTTGCGGACCCCGGGGCCGCTGGTCCATTCTGCCACACCGGAGAATTGGGCACGGGCAGATGAACTGGCCGCGACCGTGGCACTCCCTGAGACGGTGAAGGTCCCGGTCGAGGTGCCGTTCATGGAGGTGTTTTGCAGCACCGCCAGGTTCGTGCCGCCCGGCCCTGCAGGACCTGGGCCGCCATTCGTCCCGTTGGTGCCATTGGTGCCGTTTGTTCCATTGGTGCCGTTCGATCCCGCCCGGCTCTTCGCGATCGAATAGATACGGTCGTAGTTCTGCGTGCCGACGGTCGCGCGGAACGTGATGGTCGCCTGGTCAGCCGACATTGCGCTGATCGAATAGACGCCCGTCGTCGAGTTGATCGAGCCGGTGACGCCGCTGGGAGTGCCGACGATCGAATAGCTGACGCCGGCCCCCGTCGTGATGTCGGTGATCCCGCGATAGACCTTGTAGGTGCCGCCTGCCCCGCTGAACCCGCCGGTGACGGTGCCGCTGCTATCGGCCTGAACCGTTGCCGCCTCATTGGTCAGGAACGGCGTGATCGCATCAGTGCCGTCCCGCAGCTTGACGATGGTCTCGGTGTCGCTGAGCGCGCCATAGGTCGCGGTGACGTGGACGTAGGCCGTTCCCGCATAGGTTGTGAACTGGCTCAGCGACATCGTCGCGGTGTTGCCCGACGTCGAAAGCAGGCCGGTCGTGCCGAGCGAAGTGTTCGAGGCATCGAAGGCTTGCGCCGTCCATGTCACCGTTCCAGCCACGCCGACGGCGTCGAAATAGATCGTCTGGCTGGACGGCGCGGCATTCCCAAAGCCGTCGAAGGTGAACGTCTGCGCGGTCGAGGTCAGGCCCAGCGTCGCAGCACCACCCCCGGCCCTGCTCTTGGCGATGGAATAGACCCGGTCATAGTCGAGCCCGTTGTAGTGCGCCCGCAGCGTCGCGATGCCCTGGTCGGCGCTCAGGGCGCTGATCGTATAGACGCCGGTCGAACTGTTGATCGAGATCGTCAGCGCGGGATCGGAGGCAGCGACAGAATATGTCACGCCGGAGGTCAGCAGGGCGGCACCGCGGAAGGTCTCCATGGTGCCGCCGGCGCTTGAGAAGCTCGATACCGTTCCATCGGCCGCCGCCGCCACCGTCGCGGCATCGTTGGTCAGATAGGGCGTGATCGCATCGGCGCCCGCGTTGAGCTTAACGATCTCCTGATAATCGGTAAGCGCACCTAGCGTCGCGGAGACCTTGAGATAGGCCCAGGTCGGGAACACGATCTGGACATTTATGGCTGTGTCGAGTGTGCGGGACAGCCCGGACCCCGTCATTCCGACCGGTCCGAGATTGGTATGCGCCGCATCGTAGGCGTCGGCAGCGAAGGTCGGGCTGCCGGACAGGTTTTGCAGGACCGTCGTGACCACGATCGCCTGCGATGTCGGCTGCGCGACATTGAAGCCGTCATAGGTGTAGGCCTGCGCGCTGGTCTGGAGCGTCAGCAGCGGTGCGGATGACCCGGGCGCGCCACCATAGGAGAACGACACGTCCTGAAACGAAACACCGGGCTCGAGGGCGGTGATGAAGATGCGATGCCTGGCGGCGAGGTCAATCCCGGTCTCGATCGCGGTCCCGACGTCGATATTGTTGACGAAGGCGCGGATCTCGTCGTCGACCTGCGCGACTTCGATAATATCCCCATCGGCGGCGACGATCGTCGTAGCAAAGGAGAAATCCTCGTTCCGGTTGAAAATGTATTTGCCGTCACCGCCGTCCGCCGTGCCGTTGATGAAAAGGCCGCGGTGAGGAAGGGATATGGATGATCCGGCATCGAACAGGAGTAGCTGCTGTTTCTTCGTGGAATCGACGACCACGTAGGATGCGCGCGCCTGCCGGAAACTCTCTACCGAGACGCAATAATCATCCCACGGTGAGCCGATCGCGTTCGTAGACGTGAACGTGCCGCCCGCCTTGGACATGTGGTAAAGGGTAGGCGTCCAGGCATTGGCGCCCACGACGGTGCCGATCGCGATCAGATAGGGATCATTCAGCGGGTTATAGCTTATCGCGTCGGCTGCGCTCACAGGCGCGCGGTCGTCGGCGTCCCATTGATAGATCGCCGCATTCTCCTCGGTCAGCACCATCGGGCAGGTGCCATCGAACCCCGCGACCTGCTGCTCGACCCGGAACAGCCGCCGCGAAAAGCCGAGCGCGGATAGCGTGATCGGCACGACGTCGCCGACCTTGTAGCTCCATCCGGCCATGTTCCAGACCGCGGAGAGCGTGCGCTGATATTGCTTCCGTTCGAGCGTCTGTTTCGCCAGGCGCTGCGCCATCGCTGCGTCTTGTACCCACGGCAGATCGAGGGTCAGGATGCGATCGATCCCGTCGGTGCTGGTGAGCCGCACCTCGGGATAGTCGACCAGCTGATAGAGCGACGCGCTCGACGGATCGGTGAAGCGCCCGCGCACGACGTTATAGGTCTGCTCCAGCGACGGGTCGGGATTCCATGTGAAGCCGCCGACCATCTCGTCATCGCCGAGGCCGGGATCGGATGATGCCAGCGCAAGGTCATTGTGCATCACGACCAGCTGGAGCTTGCCGAGCGCTTCTCGGAAGCGGCCGTTGCAGGTTGTGGCGAAGGTGGCCATCACCGTGCCGGGATCATCGGCCTCTGATACCAGGCCGGCGCCGTGATAGCGCGGCTGCGAGCCGGTCGAGGTCGTCACCGTCTCGTCGCAGAGATTGGCCGATGTGATGAAACCGGCGAGGTCGAGGCGGGCGGGCGGGATGCCGCAACCCACCGCAAGCTTGCCGCCGATTTTCCACCCCAGCAGATAGGCGAGCGCCTGCAGTGCCAGATTCTGGCCGATCTCGGTGCCGCCCGGCGCATAGGCCCATGTCGTCTGGTCATTGGCGCGCATCGAACCGGAGCCACCCGGCACGGTCGAATCGCGGCGGGGATCGTAGAGCGGCATTCCCTTGCCGATGATGGTGACGCGGCTGGGCAGGCCGCTGGCGAAGGGGCTCGACGTGCCGCTGCGCTTGATCCGCAGATTGACCTGCGCGCAGCCGGTCAGGCGCTGTGCCGAGCCCCAATGCGAACCGGAATTGATCGTGAAATAGGCGGACGAGCTGCCTTCGAGGATCGTTCCGACGTCGAGGTATCCGACGTAGACGCCTTGGACGCCCCCGCTCGACGACCATGCCAGCGCGTCCTCGAACCAGATTTCCTCGATCGAGGAAGCCTTGTGGCTCGCGACGGCGAGGACGTAATCGATATATTCCTGATTGGTCCCTGACGGCTCGACATAGCGGATATCGGTTGCAAGCGCGGTTCGGCCGAACGCCATCGTGCGCGGCGCGGACGGATTGAGCGAGGCGTTGAGGCGGTCGAGGGCCGTCGGCGAGACGCTGGGCGTCTTGGGCGTTACCTTGAATACCGTAGCGCTGGCGAGAAATGCCGCGGCGGCGATGAGTTGGCCGCCGGGAATGAACGACGCGACGATGCCGACGATCTGCAGCAGCGTGTGCGTCGCCTTCTTGCCGATGATCAGGCTGATCGGCGAAACTACCGTCCGAATGATGCCCTTACTCATCGGCACCACCAGGCATCGGCACGGTCCACGCCTTGGCCCATTGGGCACGCGGGCGACGGATCAGGCCTTCGCGGTCTCGATCACGGCCGACCTGCAGCGCCACGTCTCCCATCGCGACGGCAAGGCCGCCTTCGACCAGCACGAGGTCGCCGCGGTGCGCAAATCCCACCGGCACGCGTTGGAACATGGAATTGACGGTGCGGATCAGCGTGCCCTTGCCGCGCTCCTTGAGCACGCGCGCCGCACCTTCCTCCGATGAATAGCCGCGAAGCCCGCGCATCGGATCGACGCCCGTCATGGCCTTGACGGCGCCGCCCGCGAAGATGGCGCAGTCGAGTTTGCCCCAGGCGAACTCCTTATCGCGCAGGCCTTCGAGGTAAGCGGCCAGCCGCGTCTCCCAGTCCGGATATCGCCTCACAGGAACACCGGCTTTCCGGTCGAGCCGCGATAGCCGTAGACCGATGCTGCGGATGCTGCGGCAACAGCCGCGCCAGATGCGCTTTGCCCGTTGGCGACCGCGATCGAGGCCTGTGCCGAGAGGTCGCCGCTGTCGTAATCGCTCTGGTTCAAATAGGAGCGGAAGGAGGCCGCCCGCATGAATGACAGGTAGCTCTCGATTTCGAGCTCGATGATCTGATGGGTCTTGTCGCCGATGATCTTCGGCACGGTCATATAGCCGGTGAACCACGGCCAGATCGCGCCGACCTGTGCCAGGCTCTCGTCGATCTGCATCTGCCAAAGGCGGGCGACGCGGCCCTGCCAGTTTGTCTTGTCGCCGATCTGGTTGAGAAGCGTGGTATCGACCCCGATCAGGCCGGAAAGCTGGCATGTGACAGTATCCGCCCCGCCCTCCTTCATCGTGATCGAGCCGACAGAGATGAACTTCGGATCGACGGCGGAGAAGGTATGACCGTCCAGATCGGCATCGCCGGTCGCGCCGGAGCCTACGACGAGATCATAGGGCGCGGTCGTGACCCGGATCGGATCGCCTACGATATCGAGGAAGCCGACATAGATGGCGTTGACCGGCGTAGTGTAGCTCCGCAGCGCGGCGACCGCGGATGCGTCGGGCCCCGCCATCAGAACGTCTCTTCGACATCGAACTGTGCGAAGTCGATCATATTGGGATAGCTACCGGTCCAGCCGGCGCCGGGACTCGCGAGCTTGACCAGGCAGGTCGGGTTGACAACCTCCACTGCCGCGCTGTTCGGCGGCGACAACCGAAGCGGATTGCTCAGCGTCAGCGTGCCGTGGCCGGAGCCATCGAGTGTGACCGTCGAAAGGCTCATCAAAAGCTGGTCGCCGACCGTGAGCTTGTGCCCGCGCTTGATGGTCACGCCCGCAGGGCCGGTTACCGCGAGAGAATAGCCGGTCTGGCCGGCGCCATTGACGATGACGGGTGTTGCAGACGCGAATTGTGGCTTCAGGACCGCCGGCATTCGGAAACTGTTGACGCGGCCCTTGAGCTCGACCCTGAACGCCTCGGTATCAAGCGCATCATCCTCGGTCTGTTTCGGCTCGATCGAGACTTTTGCGGCCCAGCGCCCCGCATTCGGCAGGATCGCAACCTGCTCACGACCGGTCCACTCGGACCTGTTGACCTGCGTCGGGGGGTCGGGCGGCGTCCATTCGACCGACGTTAGGAAGGCACATGTCGGCCAGGTAAGGATCGCCATAGCGACGCGGAGGATGCGGCCGGGTCGGCTGGCCTGTTACCGCCGTCAGTTCCTTATCCGGCGCTACGCGGCAGGCCCGGGCGGTTTGCGGCAGCGAACGTCGCCGACTTCGCACCCTCGATGATCACCGGTGCATATTGGACGATGCCGCCGACCACGCGTGTGTCGACGTGCGTGTCGAACATTTCGTTAGGCTCGATGACGATGCGGTGTTCGACGGTGCCACCGATCTGTGGCCCACTCGACCCGCGCGGCTGCGCTATCGCGGAGTTCGGCACGATGTTCCCCGCTGAAGCGCCCATCTGTAGAAGCTCAGGGCCGCGCTCGCCGACGAGATAGGTGCCTCCGGCCGCGACCGGGCCGCCCACGGCCCGGCCAGGGGCGTTGCGCAGGCTGCCGGCCAGGCTGGCCAACGCTCCAAGGATACCGCCGTCGCCGCTATGCTGAGACCCGAAGTTAAGCAGTGCCGCAAAGCTCTTTTCGGCCGCTATTTTCGCCAGCGCCTCCAGTCCAAGCCGTTCGAAGTCCTTCCAAAGGTTCTTGGTGCCGCCGGAGAAGAGGTCGTAATAAAAGCCCGACAGCGTGCGGATGCTCTCTTCCTGTTTGCGCCGTAGTTGTTCGATCGCGGCGCCCTGCTCCTGCACGATCTCGTGCTGCGACTGGCGAAGCTCATCCGTTACCTCTTTAAATTCCTTTCCTGCATCGGGAAGGATCCCGCGCGACATGGCCTCATTGGCCTTGATCAGACCAAGCACGAGCCTGTTATTTTCCGCGTTGAACGCCTCTAGCGCCTTCGTGTCGGCCTTGACCGCAGCCTCGTGCACCTTCGCGGCATTCACGGCACCAAGCGCAGCGGTAAGCTCTGCCTGATACGCGGCGGGCGAAAGCTTGTCCCGACGCGCGCGCACCAGCTCCACGCGAGCCTCGGCGCGGCCGACTTCATCGGTGGCGGTGGCAAGCTTGGCGTTCGCCTCCGCCACGGCATCGGCCGAGCGGGAGTGCCGGTGCAGCGCCTTTTCGGCCTCCAGGGCGACGTTGCGCTGTTTCTCGATTGTGGCCAGCGTCAGGGTGATCCCCTTGGCCAGTGTGTCGTTGCTGTGAGCAGCCCGGATGGCGACGTCACGCAGGCGGTCGAACTCGTTGTTGATGCGCTTGATCGGGTCGGCCGCGCTCGCAGCGCCAACCTTTCCGACCTGAATCTGCAGGTCGCGCACAGTCTGGTCGAGATCCTCGGCTCGCTTCTGGTTTTCCTTGAGCAGCGACGCGTCCGCAGCGAGCGCAGGATTACCGCCGATGCCATTCGTAAAGGACGTCTGAACGCCGCGCTGCTTGGCGATGTCGGCCTGGATCGACGCGATGTTGGCCCGCGCCTCCTTCAGCCGGCTCTCGGCCAGTCGCAGGGCGATATCGGCCGCGAGCGAGTCGGTTTCGATCGCGTGCTGCTGTTCCCGGTTATACGCGGCGATGGACTTGGTGGCCGCATCGGTCGCAAATTTGGCCTTCGTCAGCGCCTCCTCGAGCGCCAGGTTCTTTTCCTTCAGCTTTTCGGTAGAATCCGCGCCTTCAAGGAATTTGCTGGCGAGCAGCGCGGCCACGGACGCGGCGGCCGACAGCGCGAAGCCTAGCGGCCCCTGCAACAGCGCACCGAGCGAACCGAGCGAGCCACCGGCCAGCTCTCCGGCCTCCGCGATCGCGCTGATATGCTCGGCGAAGATCGTCGCGAGCGGGGCGCCGGCCGCGAATTGGTCAGTCGTGCGGCGGATCACGGATTGCAGGATCAGCTGCGCGCCGTTGGTGTTGCCGCTGGCGGTCGTGATCTGCTTGAGCGATCCTACCACGGCGCCCTCGGCCTGCGCCGCGCCTTTCGCTGCATCGGATCCGAACTTGAGCGTGACCTGCCCGCTGCCCTGCATCGCGCGATCATATTCGGCGTTGCGGGCTTCCAGCTCGACGATCACGGAGTCAGCGGTAACGCCCATCGGGGCCTCCTAATTGATCGATCGCGCGGCCAGCACTTCCTTGAGCCGGTCGACGTTGGTCAGTTGCGGGGTGTCTGACGGCCCCGAACGGTCGTTCCAGCCAGCCAGCGCGGCCTGATATTCCCACCACGTCTGGGTTCGCCAATCGATGCCCATGACGAGGCAATCGGCTATGACTGTTCCGATGTCGAAGCCGTCGGGCGCTTGCTCGATCGTGCTGTCTTTTTCGGGGGCGGCGGGCTTTTTTTTTGCGGGGTGTAGCCCACGATCTTTGCGCCCAGGATCGCCGCCGCAATCCCCCAGCTCTCCATCAACGGCGCCGGGATCACGTAGGTATCGAGCAGGCGTTTCGCGGCGAGAGCCGAGACAGCGACTTCCCTGCCGTCGACCAGCCCCTTGCCGCCGCCGATCAGCGCCAGGCGGATCGTCTCATAGATATCCTCGGCGAAGGCCTCGCCCAGCTGGGGGTGGCCGACCGCTTCGCCTGTATCGGTGAGGAAGCGCCCCGCCATGACCCGCGCGTAGAGCTTGAAGACGCCGGTCTTGCGCTTCTCCTGAAGCTCGGCCAGCTGCGGCAGATGGAGCGCGAAGCTATATTCCCCGTCCGCGAACTCAAGCTCGAGGCTCGTCGCTGGGAAGGTCATCAGCTAGCCGGCGTGTAAGCCCACGCCCCGTTGGATTCGATCGTGATGCTGATCGTGGCGTCGCTGTTTTCGGTGGTCGCGAGGTTGACAGCAGTTGCGATGCCCGGGCCCGCCCAGGTGCCGATCTCGGTGCCAGCGGGAATGTCGGGATCGCTGATGTCGAGCAGCACGAGCTCATAGTTCGCCGGATTCGCCAGCAGCGAATTGATCAGCGCGACCTGTGACGTGTTATAGAGGCCAGACCCCGTCAGCTGCCGGCCGCGGCTCAATACCGTGACCTTTTGCTCCGGCGGCGTAGCTGGATTGGCGCAGTCACGGATCGCCTTGTTGGCGGTCTGCACCGTGTCGTTGAAGCCGGTCGTCTGGATGCCGCAGATCGTGGTGAAGGTTTCGGGCGAGCCGCCGTCACCGACTTTGACCACAGCATACTGAAAGGTCGTGGGGGCGCTCATTCCGGTCTCCGCTCAAGCTGGCGGGAGATTATGGAGCGCTATGTTGCCTTGTTACCGCCGTCAGCGGTGCCAGTCGCCGAACCCGGGACAGCCTGAGCCCGCGCGGTTGGCCGAGTTGGCGTCGTCATCGTCAGGCTGCGGCGCGAAAATCAGATCGCCGAGCTCGAGCTTATAGGCGAAGGCGGTGAAGCCGACATAGCCGCCATAGGTGTTCTTGGCGTTGACCGCGCCGCACACCTTCCGGTTGCCGTCGCCGTCAACCACGACCGAGAAGGGCTTGAACCGTGCGGATTCCGGGTCTTTCAGGCCATCGGTGACGATCGCGCGGACCTTGGCGAACAGGGCGGCGTTGGGATCAGCGCGCGGGGCGACATGCTTGGTCGCAGCCGCAGCCAGCATCGGCAGTGCAATCAAAGGCAGATAGCGCCGCCGCATCAATCCTTCACCACGCGAATTTGGGCGCGCCGCTGTCCAGCTTCCCATTCCGACTGACTTGGAGCCCCACCCTCAACCGCTATCGACCGCAGAGCATGCGCGGCGTCCGCGCTTGCCGAACCATCAGCGGCGCGCGCCAGGTCGTCGGCGTCGAGAATACCCTTGCGCATCAGAGCAAGGCCCAGCGCGATCGCGATTTCCTCTGCTGTCGTGCTGTCCGCCACGGCGGCAATCTAACTCATGCCGTAAGCGCGCGCACCCGGAAATTCTGCAAGGTGTGGAAGCAGCCCGCTTCGGCCGGATCCATGAGCAATTGCCCGCCTGTCCACTGGATGCGCGCGGTGCCGTTCGCAAGCGTGATGATGCGCTGGTCGAGCGCTGATGCGATGGCCGACCCGAGCCGACCGGCATAGTCCTCGGCGGTTTCGACACGGCGGGTGCCTTCGAGCCGGTATTTCGTAAAGCCGTGCACCGCGAAGGTCGTATCGGTCCCGTCGAAGCAGGCGCCACGGGTCGGGACCGCGAGAGGCGCACCCATCCGGACGAACGGGAAGATGACCTTGCCCGGTGTGGTCTGCGGATAAAGGCGCTCCGCCGGAACGATCCCGACAAGCCGAGCATCGGCCTTCATCAGCGCCAGGACGCCTCGGCGGATGGGGATGGTGCTGTCGATCGCCATCAGGGAACAACCTTGCCGCCGGCCAGGACCTTGGAAACGCCGGCGGTGATGAGGTCCGTCACCTCCTTGCGCTTGCGCTGCAATGCGGGTGCCATGAAGGGCCGTGCCGCCATCTTCGACGTCCCGAACTCCAGCGGGATTGCGTAGGGAGCGTTCGCGGACACGGCGACCTTGAGCGGGCCCGTCTGCACCGTCTCGATCGAGCGATCGAGCAGATGGGTATCGGCATTCGGTGGCTGGCCCGGCTCGCTCGGGACGTGGCCCTTGCCGCTGACCGCGCCCTCGGTGATGGACCGCGCTGCCTCGACCGCTACGATGTCGCCAGCGGCGTAAAGCACCGCGCCCACCTGCCGCACCATCTCCGGACCGGAAATGCGCTTCAGATGGGCCGCAGTCTCAGATACGCCGCTGATCTTGACCATCAGGCCGCAACCGTGCGCCCGAAGACGGTGATGCGATAGGTCACACCCGTCCCGCCGGCGCTGTTGGCGACGAGGATGATGTCGCCAGTGCCCGGGGTGACGGTCCAGCCCTTCTTGTTGGTGATCAGCGCGCAGTCGTCGGGCCCGAGCGTGATCTTCGGCGTGGTGCCGCTAAGCGGGCCATTGAAGGCGTTGCTGGCCGCGCCGAAGAACTGGACGTCGTTCGTATTGCCGTCATCGGCCTCGAGATAGATCGCCGTGATCTCGGCCGCCGTGACGGTGCCGCCGAGCAAGCCGGCGAGGACGCCAGCGAGATCGATATTCTCGGTTGCCGACGCGGCAAGGGTGCGCTCGTCGGCCCAGAGGACGTCGGCCTTCCCGAGCGCATCGGTGCCGGGCGTGAACTGGATCGACCGGTTGACGCGCACCGGCGCTACGGGATTGCCGAGATCGCCAGCACCGACAAGCCGGGCCTCGATCTGCAGCGCAATGGAACCTGAAACTCCGCTCATAGCCGTTTACTCCGTTGGAGCGCGGCGCCCGCGCCCTTCCCAATATGTCGCCGCTGGATCGCGCGTGATGCCGCTCAGGAGCAGCTTCGCGCCCGTGTAGGGCCCCTGCAGCACCTCGACCGTCGCATCGGTGTCCAGATCGCCCTCGAGCGTGGCGCTGAGGATCAGCACGCGCAGATCGCCCTCGACGTAGCCGTCGGCCTGGCGCATCGCGTCCGTCACGATGTCGACCTGAAGCTGGCAGGTCCGAAAGGTCGGGTCGGCGGTATCGTCGGGGATGGAGCCACCATCGTCGAAAGCGTCAGGCGCCTGGTCGATCACGCGCGCGCTCACGAACGGCCCCCCAAACACCGCCGTCATGGTCTGCGCCAACCCGGCGAACATGGCGGCGCCATCGAGCATCAGCGGTCGAACTCCGGCAGGTCTACGGTCTGGCCTGCGAGTGCGTGCGTGCTGTCGCCGAGAAACTGGATCCGCCCGTCGGTCACGAAGCTGTGGCAGATGCCGCATTTGAACGGTGACGGGCGCCCGATGCGCGCCTCAAAGGTGCACCAGCAATCCTTGCCCTCTTGCCCCGAG